GTTGTTTAGGCCGCCACAACTAACCCGGCTTGAATTCTGAATCCAGTGACCAATGCCAGCGGAAACTGTAGCGGCTTCTATCCCATTAGCATAAGATGCTAATGACTGTCAAGTAATTTTTTATTTTTTTTTTTATTCAGGCCCAGGAGCTGCAGGGCTCCAGACTCTTTTATTTATATTTAAATTTTTTTTATTTTTTATAAAAAAGTTATAGAAGTTTCGTTTCAAAAGTTCATGGCAAAGTTTTAGTTATAGACCTGCGCGCTCATATGGACATAGCAAAGTTTTAGTTATAGACACATGCACCCAAAATCGCATAGCAAAGTTTTAGTTATAGAGGTTCAGTTTCAAAGTTGCATAGCAACTTTTTAGAAACACAAAACCCCCCGACGCCGAAGGCGTCGGGGGGTTTCATCAATCAAGCACCGTGAAGCGAGGTTCACGCTTCTCGGTCTTTTAAATTATTTTATTTTTTCAACGTGGTAACGCATACAATCAAAGTGCAAGTCCAGCGTGCCGTTGTCGTCAATGCCCTCAGCTAAAATTTTCACGACCCTCGACCCACGTAACTCGAATAGTTTGAGACGTCGCAAAGAGACGTCTCTTTGCAAGATAAAAGAACGCCCACCATTTTTATAATGATTGTTATGCCAGTTGATTTGGAACTTAGAAAGACCACAATTCTTGATATTATTAGATTTTAATTCAATCCAAATTGATTGACCATTTAACAACCAATAAACGTCAGGAATTCCGTTGATAGTATTACTTTCTATGCGAAAAATTTGACCTTTTAACTTTAATTTTTTTATACGTTGCCACAATAAACTTTCACGTTTTTTCATAGCTTTTAATTAAGTCAAGAAATGACTTAACGCAAGTAAAAAAAGTATAACCAAATAATCGTACAAAATAACAAAATATAATATATTGTGTTATTGGGGTCGTTCACTATTTCCATAAAAATCAGTATTTACAGCTTTTTCTTTGTTTTCTTTTTGTAGTTTTATAACAAATTTTCCTATTTGTTCACAAACAATTATAGTAGTTATATGTCTAGTATTATCTGTATTTTCATGAAACATCAAATCCCTAGCTTTATTTGCTGAATTATTAACGTATTCTAATACCTTATCTAAATCGGTATTTGCCATATCTTAACCCGTCAATCCTTTCTTCATGTTGTTGTTTTTCAACTTCTCTTTTTGCGTCTTGGTAGTCTTGCTCACTATGAACTCTTAAAAATGAAGCCCTACTCATCAGTTTGTAATCTTTCATAATTTCAGCAATATGCGAACTATAATTTGCCATTTTTTAACTTCCTTTGTTTGATAAACTTTTCAACGTGCTGACCTTGTAAATGCACTTTTGAAAGTGGTTTTGGTTTAATTCCAACAAGCCCATCATTACTTTTAATGGGCTTGAGTTTTGCTAAAAGTTTGAAAATCATACTCTTGTTGTTTTCAAAGTTGTTGCTGTTGTTTCTGTTTTGTATTGTTCGTATAAATCAGAATTTTCAGACTTAAACCTTTTACTATCAAAGATACTTCTTAAAGTCTTTTGAACTTCAACCATAACTTTAGATTTTCTATGAGTGAAAAGTTTTTTATCTGTTTTCATCTTCTCTAAAATAAATGCTTTTCTTAGTTTATGCACCTTTGAGATTTGCTTTAATATCTCATCATCTTTAGAGTGTTCTAATACAATTTGCGCTAAAGTTTTAGCTTTAAATTGTTCTATTTGTTTTTGTTCCATACTATTCATTGACTACTCCTTTGTTAGATTTAATTATAGTTTTGAACATACTTACTTATATCTTATCTAAATGGGAAATGTAAAGAATTATTTTATTATTAAAGCGTTCAAAATGGGTCTGTATAAAACCCATAATGAACACTTTTTAGAACATAGTTAGAACTTACCAAGAACAAGAGTAGACAACTTTATTACCTTTGTCTAATTCTGTGAGTACCCAATCGCAAAATTCTAAATCTTGCTTTTGATAATGTTTTGCACTTTCTTCTTGGAATTGATGACCCCAAAAAAAACCACCCTCACAAAAAGAAGAGTGATAACGTGATTTGATTTCTTGGCGTAATTCTTCAATAATTTTTTTATCAATTATTAATTCGTCATTACCGTTAAAATCTTCAGCATTTGGGTTTTGTTCAAAGAATTTACCTTGCATAAACGTTTGAAGTCTAGAGTGTTTTCGCCAAACAAACCCGTCTCGCTGTGGTTTATAATCATCAGAATAAACTTTATCAAAGTTTATTTTTTGTTTTCTTACATGTGCGTATTGATCTAAACCCATTATTCACCCCCGTTTGTAATTTTAAGAGTGTTTTTTTCAGTAGGTATAGAAATAGCAATATTTGATTGCTTACAAATATTCTGCAAAGTTCTTAAAACTTCACTTCCTATCATATCACTATGTAAAACATCTTTTGCTTGCTCTCGCCATTGTTCAATATTTTGTAAATCTTTGGCTTTAGGTGAAGCATAAAACGCTTTTTCTACTTCTTGATGACAGTTTTCTTTAAGTCTTCTTTGTATTTTTTCATTAACATCACAACTGCCGTCAATGTCTGAACACTCTAAATGAGGACAACCTTTATTCCATTTTCTAGTTTTTTCCCAACGTTCAAACTTTTTCTGTATTATTTCAAAAGCATTAGAAACCTCTTGCCACAATTGATTTTTCTTTTTATCTCTTGAAAGAATAAAGTCATTATAAAGTTTCTGTGCCTGAACGAGATTTTTAAGATTTTTTTCAATACCTAAAATTTTTAAAAACTTTGGATATTGTTTTTCTGTTTTCTCATCTATCTCATTGATAAACATACTTTCAATGCTTTGTTTTTTTTCATCAAATTTATTTTCAATCTTATTATTCCAATAAATCCGATTGTCTTTGCTTATTTGTTTTTGTGTCATTTTTTACCTTTCATTGTTTAGTTTAAGGGGTCAAACTCTTCACAAACTAACAACACGTGCTTAGTTCACTAATAATTTAACCCAAAAACTATATATGGGATATGATAAGATATGTCAAATTAAAATATTTGAAATAAAAAATAAATTAAAAAAAAGAATAAAACTAATAATAAATCGTCGAAAATTACATAAAGTAGTTTTAAAAAATTCATAACCTATATATAGTGGGTTTAATGTACAAAACAACTAGATTTTTTTTATTTTAATTATATTAGAGTTAGGAATTATTGTTGAGTTTCCAACTTCATCAATTTTTTTAGGGTCTTTTTCATTAATAGCATAATCACCAAATATTCTTGTTATTCCACCACTTTGAGATAATAAATGTCCCTTAGTAATACAGACAGCTAACTTTGCATTTTTTAGATCATCTAAACTAATCCAACTTGGGTCGCTTACAATATCATTCCAACGACACTCCACCATTGGATATTTTTCAATATCTATTTTTTTCTTCTTATTTATTTTTATCTTTCGTTTCATATTTACATAGTAAAGTTTTACAAATCTGATTTCATATTTACATAGTAAAGTTTTACAAATCTGATTTCATATTTACATAATAATCGTTTAGTCATTTGATTTCATTTTTTCATAGTAAAGTTTTACAAATCTACTTTTACTTTTACAAATCCGACACTTGTATTTATTCCTGGGTTGTGCACTTCATGAAATACTGTCATAAAGTTAGACCAAGACTTAGTCCGAAGCAGTTTTTTCTGGCGTAACGTCAACGATATTTTTCGCTTCACCAATTTTCTGTTCGAGCTCGGATAAACGTTTCTCAAGCTGTTCACGAGACATACCCTCCAATCCTACATGTTTTACTTCTGATTTATTTACAAACATTTCTGCCATTTGACCAGATCTAAATTCAGCATTTACAGCAACACCAAGCTGTCCTTTGTTTTCTGCTTTTTTAGATAAGTCATCAAATCTTTTGTATTTCCTTAATTTATCTTTTTCGTAAATCTGTAATTCTTTTTGCAGCCTTCTTTCCAGGTATCTACATACATGAGGATTCAAATCAGGATTTGTTAATCTGGAGGCAATCTCCATTGGACCATATTCCTTTTTAGATTCATAACCAGCTTGTTTAGCAGCTTCAACCTTAGATATCTGGCCCCAATTCTCTACCAGTATATCTACAAAAGCTTTTTGCTTTTTAGTTAATTCAGTCCAGGATTTTAATTCATTTCTCTTTTTAGGCATCTTGACCTATTTATAACACAGAATTCCATTTCCCTATATACCCCAAAAGTAGGAAAAAAATTTCAAAAAATAAAAAATTTAGTGTGAGGATCAAGATTTTTCCTAGTTTTCTGGGAATTTTCCTAGTTTTTTCCTAGTTGTTTTTGACCTAGAAGTGTTGATTTTATTGAGTTTTTCCTAGTTTCCTAGTTTTTTGGCCCTATAGAGATTTTTTTTTAAAATTTTTTTTCTATAGAGTGGGTATATAGGAAACGCTGAATTGTGGCAGAACCGTGACCCGTGGTCCTTTAATACCTACTGCCTGACCTCGGTTCTCGGGCCTTTTTAAAAGGACACTATAGATGAATTCTAGCTCATCAATTAAGTGCCACCTATGGCTAGATAAAGCCTCACTTACAATCGTAGGTGGTATATTAACTATAACAAAGGAAAAACAATGTACTTAAATCAAAAATCAACAACTATAGAAACAGCAAACGAAATACTTAATTTCTTCTTGCTATTCTCATATAGAGCTAAAATCGATGGTAACAGAACTCACCATCTTACAGCAGGACATATGGCTGTAATACTAGCGATACCGGAAAGCTTTGAAAATGGACAACACTTAGTTTCAGAGTTTAGCGCGTCAAGGATCTATAGAACGATGCGTAACAAAGGGTTAAAAGATAAATTCCCTTCCGTTAAAAAGAACATGAACGAATTAGTTAGATTAGGTTATCTAGCTAAAAATGAGGGTTTATATTCATACAGCGTTACTTGTATCAAACAAGATATAGACTAAAAATGTACTTATTATACACGATTTAGGGGTATTGAACCTCTAGTTTAGAATCGTTATAATATATGCACATTTGTTTTCGTTCCTTTCTAAAAAAGCCTGGGTTATCATAATCCAGGCTTTTTTTATTTGATTAATTCCTATTTATTTAGTAAGATTTACTCATGTCTTTAATAGAGACATCTTCGTTGTTTAGTATTAGCGTGGGTTTGTCATCTTCATCCCACGCTAATTTTTCATTTAATCCTAGAAAGATTCCACCTTGACTAATCTCTCTCGTTAGTTTTTTAAACTGTAATTGAAATAAATAAAGTTGTTACAACTACCATTCTTGCTTCCATAACTTTTTTTCTGGCTTCTTCAACTTTACTTCTAAGATATTTTCTAGACTCTTTATCCTTGGCTGATTTTAATTTTTGAAACATCTTGGTATAGTCATTCCATCGTAAATGCTTCTCTAAAAATACGATTGATTTATTATTGAGCGCTTTTTTATATTGAGCTCTTACTTCATCTGGGTCCCAAGCTGCCCACCAACAGATCTGACTAAAATCATCATCTCCACTTAATATCCAGTTATGCGCATCAAATTTATATACACTTGTCTTACGATCTGCTGCCGTGGCCCTTGCATCTTCTACAGCATTTAAGATAACATATCTCCAAAGCTTCTGCTCAGGTAATTGGTGATTATCTTTTATGAGATCACTTGCAATATTAGTGCCCATAAGTTTTAACAGCTCTGGTGAGTAAATCACGATGGTACTTCTCCTGCTTTGATTTTCTATGAGAGGCGACCTCGTAATTTATATGGAGATCCGATAACAATGTGGTTTTCTCAGCGCCGGTTAATTTATAGTCCACTACAAAAGCTTGAAGGGTTTGAAATTCTGTATCTACTTTTTTCATGATAGTATTATACATCACTTTTCTTTCCACCCTTGATAACCTTAAATGGAAGCACATTTGTCTCGGGTTCCTTATCATTACTATGAATTAAAAATATATCTAACGCATCGTGGTGAAATCTAAAATCAATACCTTCAGCGTCATAACCATAATTAACGCCAGCTAACAAAGATGAAGTTACATTAATAACTTTATCGTATTGTCTTCTGGACAATTTCTTACTCAACAAAACAAGAAGTTTTGTTAATTCACTGGGTGCTGATTTTTTTAGTTTTGACATAATTTTCACACATATCGAATACGCTTAAAACATCGTCATACGTGACCCGTGATGCGTGATTACTATGTCCTGATCCGAAGCAAAAGATACATGTTCCAGTGTTCTCTGAACCCCTGATAAACCCATTTCCTTTGCATTCTTTGCAAATCGGTAGAGATTTAATATTAGCTATACTCATTTTTAGATTTATTGCAACCTTTACTATTTATTTACGACTCGACCTGATACGACTCGTTTTCTATCGGGCCATTTACATCTTATCGTCGTTTTACCTTTATCGCAAGCGATTACAATATCGTGACCGTAATCTCTATCGTATAACCAATACTTTTGATATCCTTCAATCGTTATAAAAGTCTCGCCGTTTCTAGTCTTTTTTGCCATACATCCTTTCTATTTTACTCCAGATAAATCCAATAATTACTAAAATCAAAAAATAAGTGAATATAGGATTAATCATTAAAACTAATCCAAAACCTTTTAGTATTTCAATAAGCATTAATCTAAATCGTCAAAGTTTGGTGAATCTTTTTTATTTTTTAAAATGTAATTATTGATAATATACCAACCAACTAATGCTGCGATTAATATTGCTCCCATTCCTACAAAAAACAAACCTATCATTTTTTTCTATGTCTTCCCATATACCAATCACCGGGTTCATAGTTCCAACGTTTACCATGATGGCCCCTGATATCGGCATACCACATTCTAAATCTTACAATTAATTTTCTAGTTTTTAACCACATCTCTAAATTTTATAAACTCGTTTTTTATATAGTTCAATAAATCCTCATACTTTTTTTCTGTATCTTTAGATTTAAATTTGTTTCTTTCGATACCATCGACAGTTAAAGTAATTTCATCAGTGATTTGGTTATATGTAACTGTAAAACTCTCTTTGCCTTTAGTATCGAAAAAAACTCTTTTTATATCTACAGCGGTTATGGTCATTTGCCATTACCTTTCTTACTTAGCTGAGTTTTATATTTATCTACATCAACTCCTTTTTTCTTTGCTTGGAATCCAATGTAGTCATGCAATATCTTTTGAAACATTGCAGCTGGTGCTCTGTACTTATCTGCACAAAGACCTTTCAATAAAGTGTGGTCATCTTTTCTGATCGCCATACTTTTCCATTTAGTTATGTCCATTACTTTCCTTTCTTACAATTTGCCTTTGCAACATTGTTACCTTCTTTTTCTACAAACCATACATATGACCACTCTTTATGATCAGGTGTACATTTCTTTCCAAACTTAACAGTATATTTTGTTGAACATGCTGTAAGAACTGAAGCAATAAAAGCTATTGCTAATACAGTTTTTATTTTTGCTCCTATAGACATTTTACTCCTTTGTTAATCTATGAACTGTTTTATCTTTTCCATTTATGTAAATTTGTTTATTACAAATCACATTAAAGTTAGGGTTTAATAACTCGTGGCTTGCAATAGAAAAAAATCTAGCAAATCTATCTAAATTTTTAAAACCTAAAGATCTGTTACCACTAAACAATCTTTGTATGTAACCTAAGTCCATACCAGATTGTTTTGAAATAGTTGTATAGCTTAAACCGTAAGCTTCTTTTAGTTTAATTAAATTTTTTTGTGCTATGATACGACTAGGTATTTGCATTTTCTTTTTTTACTAAACCTTTCAAACTCCAACCATAATGATTGGTTAATTTTAATAATGAATCACCTGACATTCTACAAATACTGTGTTCATATTTATTAACGCTTTGATGTGACACATTTAAAATTTTAGCAATATCAGATTGTAAAAGACCATTTGATTTTCTATGATGTCTTAACCAACTTCCTATTGTAAAACTAAGATTGTTTTCTTGATCGAACATACCATTCCTCCTGTTTGAACTCTTCTAATGTTTTCGCTTTTGATTCCAAAATTGCTAACCACTGATCGAACCAAGGATTCATTTCGTTAAAAGAATAACCTATACGCTTTGAAGCTCTGTTCATTGCAGCTATTCTTTTATCTTGCCATGAATTTTTTTTATATGGATCTCTTGAATAATCGCCTGAGTCTTGTTTCTGCGCTATCCAATCAGCAAATTCTTCTTCAGTCATTTTCGTCATCGGTAACTTATATAGATAAGATATTATAACAAGTCAAGAAGATCTTTACAGTATTTTTAAAAATGGTATGTATACTTATGAAACTTGTTTATGCAATGATCATATTTGGGTATGTATGTAATGATCACCCCAATATGGACAATCAATGTACCCAGGTATACATTCCTGGGGTAATAAGCCGTGCTGACTGCTCAGTAAAGTTTTATAGCTACCTACACCGCTATAAAGAGGAAATCGCAAAAAAAGGGCTATCTATGACCCATAAAGAGGTATATTGCCTGTCTAGTGACCCTGATGTTGACATGGTGCATAAATTTTAATATTATATCCTATGAAAGCTTATCGTATCCAAGCTAGAGCATGTGGTAAATATCTAAGGGATATTATCAAAGCTGATACGGCCATAGAGGCTTTAAATAAGTTTTCACAAAGAGTAAAAGACGGGATTATAACAGCCTTAGATGAAGACTTTTATAATCATAAAAAAACCGTCATAACTTATGAGGAACTTGATGAGTCCGGAGAAAAGAAAACTGTTAGTGAAGCTCCAGAAACTTGAGAACCAGTGGTCATCAGATTTAATCTTAAATGGCCGAGTTACTGTTGAAATGCACAAAACAGAAACTGATATTAAATCGACTAGAAATACGATTAAGTATCAGGACATACAAGAAAATTTAGCGTTAGCGCAAGCTTAGGTTAAATTTTAAAATTTAGAAAAATCATACTTTTTTTGCAGGACACCTATCGGCTTTTTAAACTCATAATGATTTATCACCATTAATAGCTTAGGTCTCTTTACAATACTAAATGGATAAATTTTTTTAGCTACATCAAATGCTTGTCTGTTAGAACATCTCCAACGCCATTGATCTTTCCTACTAAATCCTAAGTTTGCTTTATGAGTAATTGTCCCAACTTTAAATACATTATAAAAGTAATGAAGAGGATCAATCTCAATCATATTAATTTCTAATGTAATTTTCCAAACTAAATGAGAAGTCTTGCCTTCGTTTCTTGATCTAGGATATTGTTTATATTGAACACATCCTTCACCATCAAAAAGACCAGCACAATATGCTATGTCTTCTTTACTTAGCCTGACCCCACGACCTGCCCAAACCATAATCTACTATAAACGGAACTTTAAATTCTATCGTTTGCTCCATAATTTTTTTTATTTCTTTTGCTTGTTTTTCATCTTTAACATTGAAACAAAGCTCATCATGTATTTGCAACATAGGCAAATAACCTGCTTCATAACAATCTAACATCGCTTGTTTAGTTTGATCTGCTGAAGATCCTTGAATTAATCTATTAAGTGCTTTGTATGTATAAGCTCTTTTAATATTTTCTTTTCCATATTTAGCAATTGCATTCTCTTCTTTCTCTGCAACATGTAAACCAAAGTCTTTTGTTTCCCACATATCGAATCTACATTTTCTTCCTTTCTTTGTTCTTATTACTCCTCTCTCTTGTGCTGTATACATACACTTATCAGAAAGTTGTTTTACGAACGGAACCTTACGATTATATTTTGAAATTAATACATCTGCTTCTTCTTTTGTTACACCTAAACTTACAGCTAATTTATTTTTACCCATACCATACATTAAACCTAATCCAATTGTTTTAGCTTGTGTTCTTTCTATACCTACAAGATCTGCAACTGTTTGGTGGAAATCTGCTTGAGCATTTTTATATGATTCAATTAATTCTTGTGAGCCTTCATAACCCTCACCGATTGATGCAGCATAATGAACCGTCATTCGTGGTTCTTGTTGCGAGTAATCAAAACTACCCCACTGATGATCTTCCTCCGGTAAAAATAGAGATCTAATCTTTGGACCAAAATCTTTATTTCTAGCAGGCACCTGTTGTAAATTAGGATTCGACATACTTAATCTACCGGACACTGTACCACCATGTTCAGATTTAAGTTGCATGATCTCACCATGTATTCTACCTTTAACCTGGTACTTCATAATAGAAGTTAAAAAAGTTCCATGAAATTTATTTAATTCTCTACCTTGTAAAATTAACTTAGCTAGTTTATGACTAGAGTTAACTAACCAATTATGAGTAAATGAAGGTTCACCAGTTTTTGCAGTTCTTGGATAATCTATTTTCAATTTGTCAAAGGCTGATCCTATTTTTCTGGCATTCCAAATATCGACCTCTTGTCCTGAAACTTTTTTTATTTCTTGCAATACTTTCTTTTCTTGGGATAGCATTTCTTTTCTTAATGATTCAGCACGTTCTACCTCTACTCGTACTCCTCGTTGACGCATTTTAATTAGTATAGGTAATAGTTTTGATTCAAGTTCCCAAACTGTTGTTAAACTTTGTTGAGCAATCTCTTGTTTAAATCTCTGCCATAATAGGAGCGTGAGGCGTGCATCTTGTTCAGCGTAGAACCCTACATGCTCTGCTGGTAACTTCCACATTTCTGCTTTAGGATCTACACCATGGGCAGCAGCAGCTTCTTTTAAATCAGTCTCTGCTTTAATCTCACCAAGATAGTCTACAGATAATGCATTCAATGAATAAGAAAATCTATTCTCATCTATAATGGCTGCAGCAACCATGGTATCAACTATTTCACCATTTACTTTTATTCCTTCTGCTTCTAACCAACCCACATCATATTGTGCGTTATGAAAAATTTTTCTACATGGTAAAGCACACACTTGCTTCATATAATTTTTTACTTGCTCAGGTATCATGTTACCACCACCGAAATGACCAAAGGGAAAATAACCTTGCCATCCTTCTACAGCTACAGCAAAACCAATAATATTACCTTTACCTAATGCCCAACCTGCACCTAATCTACTTGATATGCCATCGTCTTTTGTTTCTAAGTCGATAGCTATTTCTTTTGCACCACTTAAATCTTTGTATTCAGACGGACATGACCAAATATGTTTTTTAAAATTCATCGTTAGTTGTAGACTCATTTTTCTCCATTAATTCTTTTATTGGTATTTTTTTTATATCTGCGTAACATTCAACACAATAGTTTTTATCGTTAAAAATTAGTACGGCAAGTGATTCACACTTTTCGCATTTTTCCTTTATCACTCAACCTCTTTTGTTTTCTTAATCTAGCTATTTCTAAATCACAGTAATGTTTTACTTTCTCCAAATCTTCCTCACCGCTCTTTTTCAAATACCTAATAATATATTTTATACATACTCCTTGAAAAAAATTTAATTGATTACTTGAAATAAAATCATATGGCTGAATGGCATAGCCTTTATAGTGTCGGCCTCCTACCTGACGATCTTTTGTACTTTTTTCAAAATCGTCAAACATATTTATATCAGTCATTCATTTTCTCCTTAATATAGATTAAATAATCTGCTCCAATTGGATAGTTATACTTATAGTCAGTTCGAAGTAAATGTAAAGTTCTTTTTGCTCTAGTAACTCCTGTGTACCACACTTTACGTTCATCGGTTTTGTCATCTCTTTTTTTGTGACCAAAGTCTGATGCATAATTACCTTTGCTGTACATAACTACATGATCTGCTTCATCACCTTTAACAGAGTGTATTGTATCTATAATTATTTTTGGATCTTGATCTAACTCTTCTTGTCCATAGTTTCTAAGTAATCTAATAAAATGTCTTGTTTGTTTTGGTTTGAAGTTACGTCTCAATATCCAGTACCACGGTTTCTTTTTTGATTTATCAGGTATTGCTAGACCACACCAATCTTTTAATTCCTCAAAACTGTAATCTCTAAAGTCTGGTTCTCCTATCCAAAATTTGTCTCCTCTAAAACTGGTTTGTGTTAGTTCTCTAATATATCTGTATAAATTTTGAGCATCATGTTTATTTATTTTTTTACCATTACTTAATCTTGTCCATGACTTAATTGCTTGCCATTGTCTTTGATCAAAACATTTATTCTCATGATTATCTTTAAAATATAGTCCTGCATCTTTTGCTATCATTCTTAATTCGTTAACAGTGCTATTGATACGGCCTAATATAAACCAAGTTCCTTTTTCTTTTTTTATAGGTATCTCACTAAAATCAAAATAGCTTTTGACATATCCATCTTTGTCTGATGGTAGATATTCTTTTTCAATACTACCTTGTATACCTCTACGAATTATTTGTGAGAAGTGATGAATAGCTTCACCAAATCTTCTTGTCTTTCTTAATCTAACTTTTCTTCCTGGAAAGTAATCTGTAAAATACGAAGGATCTGCACCATTCCATTTGTATATACCTTGATCATCATCACCAGCTAAATAAATACGATTAACATTTTTAGCCATCTTATAAATTACATCCCATTGTAGTGGTGTACAATCTTGAGCTTCATCTAAAATTAAAATATCTAATGGTGTAAAATTAACTTCATATATAGCTCTTTCAATCATGTCATCAAAATCTATAAAAGATCTTTCACCACCTGAAGTTTTGTAATGTTCGTATGTTCTTATCTTTCTAACAAAAACATCTAGACTATCTCTTTTGTATGCTTCTTGTTTATAAACTGTAGTTGGACTAAGTCTTAAATTTCTTGCTTTACTATAAATTTGTAAAGACCAATCTTTGTAAGTAAAGTCATCTTCAGATAATCTTGAATCAGTTCTTTTAACAATATGATTTTGTAATGCATAATCAATCATACAATCTTTAGGATCGAATACTTCTTCTTCAAAAAACTTTCTGCAATATTTATGTAATGTATTAAACTTGTTGAAGTCATCTGCTTCATATTGTGGGAAAGCTTCAAGAGCTCTTTCCTTTGCAGTATTAACAGCTTTATTTGTAAAAGATAGAAAAGCTATCTGTTGTGGTCTAGCACCTTTTTTTAAATGTCTTTTTAAAACTCTTTCAATAAGTGTATATGTTTTACCTGTACCTGGTGGTCCAAATATTTTCACCGTCTTTTTTCTAAACTCTTTAAGAAGTTTAAGTTCTGAATTTTCCTGTATGGTATTCATCATCTAATTCTGATATTTGATTTTTCTTTTGTGGTGTTTTCTTTTTAACTTCTTTATAAACCACAAACTCAGGCATCTTAACAGACCATACATTTTTTTCACCCTCATGATAATCTAAATGCTGACAATCTAATAACTTCATTGCTTCCTTGGTAGTATTAAAATATTTCTTACCTGATATAAATCGTTTTAAAGTATTCTGTTTGAAATAACAAATCTGTGTTTTAGAATCTACTACAACAAAACCATCTTTAATTTTTTTGTAGTCATCTACTTCTAAATGATCTTCAAAAAACTTTTTAAGAATATCATATTGCTCTTCATTCAATACATCTAACCACTTAGACTCTGTATCTTCAGTTGCATTAGATACAATATGATGCATGAGTAATTCAAAAGGTGGTGGTGCTTTTTTAGGACGCTCTAATGTTTTCCAATAAATTCTAAATCCTAATAATTTTTTTCGCCAAGCTTTTTCGTCAACCATATCTTCGGGTTTAACTGTAATTTCTTCATCTTGATATTTAAAACTATATTCTATTGTTTTCATGTACCTTGTGTAAGTAATGTCAGTAAAATCATTTATAATATTAGGTGGTTCAAAACCAATGCCTAGAGCTCTAGTCTTACAAACTTCTTTATTACATATTGGGCTAAGTGCACCATACTTAGGAGGACACTTGTAACTATAATTTTTTACTCCAATAGATTTTAATATTGAACTTCTTATTTCACTTTCACTTAAAGGCCTTACAAAAAATTGTTGGTTTCGTTCTTTCAATACATCAAACATTTCTTCTTTACTCAATGCAGTATCACTTTGTTTATTTGCTAATACACCAGCATTAAATAAAATATCATTTCTATGATTGCCTGCCCATTTTTCTCTTAACAAATTCTGTATGCAAGGAGGAAACTTGCTATAGTCAAACTCAGGTTCGTAATCCTCTGTTTTTAAATCTTGTAATTCTTTTAAACTTGAAACTTTTGTTTTTGCTATCTCAATAAATCTACCAACTAAAATTGGATTTCCGCTATCATCATAGCCGTGTTCCGTGGTTGCATCTGCTTTGAAGTAAGGCATATTCATTGCTTTGTTCATTGGAAATACTTCATCACTCAGAAAGTATTTATCATTCCAAGCGTTTAAAACTTTCTTAACATCTACAATCTTATACCAATCATCTAAAAATAAAAATAAATGAAGGCCTCCTGATTTAGATCTTGTTGGGACCAAAGGTAAATTATTGTTTCTAATAATGTCTAAATATTTTTTTGATGCGTAATCTTTATAACTACGGGGATCTATATCTATACACCCCCATTTAACAACGTCATCTTTCTCAGGTCTAATACCTATTCGTAACTCACCTGATATATGTTTCTTCCAAATTTCTTCAGTGACAGGTTCGTGAACCGTGCTACATTCAGCTTCATGCTTGCCCCTCTCATCTACCGTCCCTGTAAGAACGGTAGTGAGATACTGACTAGGATCACCTTGAAATAACTTTAAGAGATCCTTGATCATTAAAATGGAACACCATCAGCTTTTTTCATTTGTTGTTTTTCTTCAACAAAATCTACTTTACCAAAGATATCACTCTTCATTGCTGACTCATAAAATGAATGTGTTGTTTGTAAAAGTTTAGTGTCCTTAACTTCATCTAAAAATTTATCAAACTCAACAACCCAACCATACCAAGAGTTTTGTGAATTAGATTCTTTAGTAGTTTTTAATCTATAAACTGTAGACCATCTTGGTGGATTGAACATGGATTTCTTTCCTTGTTTTCTTCTTGTACCAATCATAGTATTCCAAGTTTTAGATTTTTTCTTTTGAGTAGATTTCATAGTTATCAACGCTTGCTCTACAGGTTGATAATTTTTATCTAAGATATAAACGAAATGGTTTCCTGTATCTTCTACATAGTTACCGTTTTCAAGTCTATCTTTGTTATCATCCCCTCTATTTGTTTTAGCCATAATAGCAGGATCTGTATGTATACCTACTGGTCTTCCTGGTGAATCACCTCTATCTTTCCACTCATTATAAGTATTTATGTAAAGACATGGAACAACTAATATTCCGTCTTTGCCTTTCCATAAAGTTCCAGAAGTTTCTGAATAGATGTCACCTGGTTTTGCTGTCTCTATGTACTTACCATCACTTTCATCAAGCACTGGTGAGTTAGCATAAAGAATTTTAAGGATCGGTAATTTTTGATCGTTTGCACTTACAAATTCCGAACCTTGTCCTGCATATGATTCTAAATCAATTTTTGCAGGAAGTTTTGCCTCAGTTTTTTTGGTAAGCTCTTGAGACTGAGCTTGTTCTGTTTTTGGCATATTATTCCTTTGTTAATATTTTAGTTCTATCGGCAACATAAACACCAAATAAATCATGAGGTACATCTTTGCCTGATTCGACTTGTTCTCTGACAAATCCAGCTAATGTACTATGATGAACATGGGTTTTTTGTTTGACGTTAAAACCTTTTTCGATGAGTTCCGCTGCTAAAGCTTTTGCTTCATTATCTTGTTTCATACCAAACGACATTGAGAGATCATTTTTGATTAGATCTTCAAAACCATTTTCTCTTAACCAAGATAGAGCTTCATTACTTTTAGCTGCAGGAATTCTAGCAGCATATTTTTTACTTATCTCAACAGATGAACCATCTGCTAATTTAAGCATTGAAATACCTGCCTGTTGCATTAAGTTTGGAATAGTTTGCTCAGAAAGAGTGCGTTCAACTTCTTCTAACTTTTTTCGTTTATCGTCTATCGCTTTTAACTGTTTCTGAGTATCTATTAACTTATTGCAAGAATCGGCGATGTCCTTTGACATCCCGGTATCGACCGCAATGGTCGACTCTTGTTCTAAATCCATAGAACCTCCTTTGAAGTGCTTATATATTTTTATTTGTATTTGTAAAGGAAAAAGTTTAAAAGAATGCATGGAAGCAAGTGTGTGGAAAACTAAGCCATTCAAACATCAAGCTAAAGCATTTGACTTAGGACATGAACAAAAAGCGTACGGCTATTTTATGGAGATGGGCACAGGTAAAACTAAAGTGGCCATTGATAATGCTAACTTTTTATACGAACGTAAAGAAATAAACGATGTAATTGTATTAGCACCTAACTCAGTCTATACCAACTGGGTTAAAGAAATTAAGAATCATTCTAAACTACAACCTGATATTTTTATTTGGAAAACACACAACCTTAAAAAATTAGATAAATATAAATACAATAAATTCTTTTTTTTATTAATGAATATTGAATCACTATCTAGAAACAAAGGTGTGAAGTTTTTAAAACATCAATTATTAAAAAGGGGTGACAAAACTCTTCTTATAGTAGATGAAAGTACCACAATAAAAAATAAACGTGCGAAGAGAACGCAAGAATTGTGTAAAATTGGTTATCTCGCCAAGTACAGACGTATATTGACAGGCTCCCCAGTAACAAAAAATCCATTAGACCTTTATACACAATGTGAATTTTTGAGTAAAGATCTATTAGGTTTTAAATCTTATTATGCATTTAGAAACAGATATGCTATTTTGAAAGAGATAAACCTAGGCACACATTCAACAAAAATACCTGTAAAATTTATTAATACAGAAGAGCTAGAACAAAAATTAAAATTGTTTTCTTTTAGATGTACAAAAGAGGATTGTCTTGATCTTCCGCCTAAACAACATTTTATTAGAAATATAGAATTATCAGAAGAACAGAAAAAAATTTATACTAGATTGAAGAGAATCTAGATATTT